GATACCAGCGTATTTTTCATTAGTTGTGGTGGCTGAAAAATCAGAATATAAAGCAGCAAAAGGAATACGAGAAAATCCAATAGTTACTCCGTCTGTGGCGTTATACCCGAGATAGACAAAATAATCAACTTCTTTGGTTGCGAGTTCTGCACTTCCAGCGTTACACCAGTTTGTTGCAGCGTTTTTTGTCACCGACAAAGCACTTGTTATACTTCTAACTGTATCTCCTATTCTGCAATAGACGGGGTTAGTAACTGACGGATTATTTCCGTCAAGACCTTTAATTGCTACTGTAAGATGACCAGTGGCTACTGTGGGAACAATTTTACCATTAATAAGAAATCCTTGTGGGGAGTTAAAAGATATTAAATTGGTTGTTCCAATAGTTTTATTTGTAAGGGTAGTTGTAACTGAATCAAAATAAGTTTTTAATGTCACTTTTAAATTAGCCCAAGAGAGCTTTTTAAGTGAACTGTTTGTGCTATCAATCAATCCTACTAAATCAGCGTTTACTGGGGTTGTTTTTTCGTCTGCGCCATTGACATCAATGGCTGAATTAATATCTTCTATGGTCTTTCTGGTTGGAGCATTTATCATCATATAAGTAGCTCCAGCTGTATCTTTATCGCTCGCTAAAGTAGTTTCTTGTGCGCGAGTGACTGTTATTGTTCCTGCGCCGACATCTCTTCCAGTTACTCTAACAATCTCAACATTAGGATCATCGGATGGGTCTGGATAATTTGTGCTATCCCACCAAGTCAAATTATATTCCCCATCAGCCGGATCTGGAAATAGGGAAACACTAGGTATATTAATAGTCACATCAATATCATCAAAATAACCTGTAACTGGTTTTTTAAATAAATTTACTACTTGATCTAAAATCATATAATTATTCGCTTAATGTTATTATACCTAAAACATTCCATTGTATCTCTATAGTTCCGTCTGCAATTGCCACCTCTCCACCAAAGTCAATAGAGGCAATTAAATTATTATTAGCATCATACAAAACTCCATGATAAGCAGAAAATGATGAGTCTGTCCAAGTCACATTATTGGCCGACCAAAAAGTTGGTATTCCTTGAGTTACTAATTTACTCAATAAGGCTTGACCTCCTGCCACATATCCAGCACCTGTAATCTCGTTATCACTTACATCGGTTAAAATATTGTCAGCACTATCAAAGACATGCACATTATCAAGTAGCATTATTTTAATTGTGTCGGCCTCAAGGTCGATAGCTTTGTTCATTAAGTTCGCAAAAAATCTTTGATATATTCCAGATGCCATATATTTATTTATTATTTTTTATTCTTACTTTTAAAGTTGGTATTTTAATTAGGATGTGTTGCTTTCCGTTCTTTTTTGTTTTTTCTATACATGGATTAATAATTGGATTTCCCATTTCATCAAAATCATCAAATGGAACAACATTATCTCCAACTCTTAAAAATTTATTATTTCCTTTTTTAAATATTTCCATAATTATATTCTTAATTTTTGTCTTAATGTTTCACTTAGAATTTCCGCTAGTTTTTTACCCGCATTCCTATCTAGGTACATTCCTCCATTTATATTTATATTAATTGATCCTCCACCCCCACCTATTAATTTTCCCGGAGTTTTAGTTGCGATTAAATAATCATCTGGGTGAGTTGTTATAATATTTCCATTTGGGCTTATAATTGCATCGTTTACTTTTTTTGATTTTCCACCGCCAGTCATTACATTTTTAGCGCCCTCCCAAAGTGAACCAAAAAATCCAAGGTTGTTTAATCTTTCAGCTTCTTCCCGAAACTCCCTTGCTTTATCTATTGCGTTCTGGAACTGTTGTTTTGCCTTATCGGTACTTAAGCTATCAACCTTTCCCTGCATTTCATCTAAGGCCTCCCCTGTTTGTCTCATTGATTCCTTTCCTTCAGCTTGCGCCTCTTTTAAATTCCCCCATGCTTTTATCGCTTTAAAAATTGCTACCCCCGCAAGTGTTGCAAAAACTGCTATCAACCCAATTGGGCTTAATAATAAGGTTGATAATCCACCCATAGCAGTTGCAACAAATCCAATCCCGGTAATTAATGGAGTTAAAATAAGTCCTAATGTTCCAATACCCAAAACCAATAAACTAAGTCCGGCAACAGCTAGTAATATATTTTTAGTTAGTTCAGGATTTGCTTTTATCCAAGTAGCTGTAGCCTCTAGCATAGGCGTTATTACTTCAAATAAATCATTAATAATTGGAATTAATTCAGTTCCAATTGTTTCTTGTATTTGAGTTATCGTATCTCGTAAATTACTCCATTCGCCAGAAACAGTTTTTGATTGCTTATTCATTAAATTTTCAAATTTTCCACCTTCACCAGACATATTCTGAAAGGCCTTTTCTACATCACTAAAACCAATCTCACCAGCAGAAACCATATCTTGAATTTCTGATTTTGTTTTTCCAAACATCTCTGCGAGCTCTTCTACTAATGGAACACCAGCCACAGCAAAATCTCTTACTTCTCTTCCTGTTAATTTACCTTGAGTCGCAATCTGCCCATAATTTAAAGCTATTCTTTCAAGTGGTACAGAAAGTCCAGCTGATACATCACCCAATGACTTAAGCGTAGGTAAAAGCTTCTCTTGATCTATACCCATTGCAAGTAATTGTTTGGCGTTTTGCCTAATTCCTTGTATCTCAAAAGGAGTTTTAGCGGCAAAATCAGATAATTCTTTTAATTTAGTAAGTGCCAATTCCTCCGATCCAAGTAAAGTCTTAAAAGCAACCTCTTGTTGCTCGAGTTCAGCAGCAGCGGATATAAAACCTTTTGTAGAAAAAACTACACCAGCAAAAGCGGCCGCTCCAACAGCAGCCATTTTTTTGAATGCCGGTTGCATTCTTCCTAGATTTCCACTAATAACCTCAAGTTCTTTACTAACCTGATCCTTGAGATTAATTATTAAATCTAAATTTCGTACTTCTGAAGCCATTTTATTTCTTTATATTATCTAATTTATTTAATTGGTTTCTAATTGATATTATATCTACATAATCCTGAACATCCTGAACAGGCAATTCTCTTATTTGGATAGGAGTCCATCCATAAGCACCTGACAGCATTTCAAATATTACTATTTCCGATGGTCTTCGTTTACCCCTAACCTCACTCATTAGGTTCTTGGAATTATCTACTTTTTTTTTGATATTTCATCAACTGCCTCAACCAGTTTATTTCCGTCTGTTATTGATAGATTATCCATCCATTCGCGCGAGAAAGAAAATATTTTTTCACCTTCCTTAATTTCTTTAATGATACATTCTAATGCGATATATTTCGATTCAAGCATTGCAGTTGCATCAAAATTAAATCCGAGATCCTTATCCCCTACTTTTCCATTCATTTTAGCGCCGGACATTAAAGAATTTTGTATTTTCTGTGCATCTCCCCAAGTTAATGAATCTTTTAATGTGACCATTACATCGTTTTGAAGTTTTACTTCCATACGTTTATTTTAAATTAGTGAATTAGTTAATTAGTTAATTATGCGCTTGGAACATCGCTATAAGATGATTTTAAGTTTCTTAATGTCAAATTACTTGCTTCTCCATCGGTCTCATTGTAAAATGCCTTAAATTTAATTGGCTGAGTGATTAATTCATCTGTATTTCCGTCGTCTCTAGTCCAATCAGTTATCTGAATATTATTAAAGACATATGTTATCGTTGGTTTTCCTCCCGTTAAATCTGCCTCACCCTCGATAGTGATTGACATATATTTTGAATCGTCTCCAAGAAATAAATCCTTGTAAGTTTCATCAACAAAATTTAGCAAAAACTCTCCGTCGATTGACTGCTTGGCGTTGTAAATATTGTCAGGATCATATGATCCAAAAACATGGTCACGAACAGCTCCCTGATCGTGAGATACTGTAACATCCTTAGCTTTTATAGCAGTAGCCGAAGAAAGTCCAGCCTCTGTGGATGCGATTTTTATACTTATATCTCTTCCAATAAAATCATACTCAGTATCATAGGTCGGAACACTTGCATCATCAACTGCATTTTTTCCAATTATAGATGCGTTAAATCTTACAAAATCGTCAATTGCAGCGGTCAATTCCAGCTTACTGACAACACATCCGCCAAACTTTAATTGCTGAACATCTCCGTCTTTTGCAAAAATTGTTAAAGACTGATGTTCAATGTCCTGCTTAAGCTCAAAAAGATGATCGTATACAGACCCACTCACTAATTCTGATGTAACTTTTCCGTAAATAGATGCATATAAAAATCCTATTGCATCTACATGCGCGATGCCGGCAATATCTCCCTCAATATATTTGGCCACGACTCTCCTACCTTGCATATCTTCAAGCACACCTCTTCTTGAATTATCTTCCTTATGCTCGGCTTTTTCCAAAACTGAAACTGATACATTTCTCAACCACTTTTCAACACTTGACTCAGCTATTCCTCTTGTTGCTTCTGTGGACACTCCAATCTCTAAATCTCTACCTACTATTTCATTTGACATATAATTATTTTAATTACTAGTTAACATTTTAATATTTAAATTTATTTCTGCTGTTATCTCTATGCTATTATTATTTTCTGAAACACCCCACGCGCCGGTTGAAAAGCTACACCAAACTCTATGTCCATCAATTGTATTGAAACTCCATTCTTTATCAATGGCCTCCATTACAGCATCCATTACTCCCGGCATAACTGAACTAAATATTGTCTCTACATTTGTACCATTGGCGTTGACAACTATCCATAATTTATAACCGTATGTTTTAAAATTTTCTTTAGTGTTTTCAAATGAGTTATCGGTATTAGCAGGATAAAATATTGCGGCTGGATAGGCATCAATCTTTGTAGCTGGGTAACTGTAAACTTTTTTAATTTTAGCTACACCATCTAAGATAGATTTTATCTTTATATTTAGTTGTGGATAAATTGATTTCATGTGGCTATAAACTTTATTAAATTATCTAAAAGTATTCCATAATGCTTTTTAACAGCTGAGTCTGCATTAACTCTTGCATACTCTAGCCAAGGCCTAGCTTTCATTAGTCTTGTGCCTCCGTGTACAAACCCTGCATATCTTACCTGACTCGGTGAAACTCCGAACTTACCAACAAGATTCGCAATTTTAGTGTAATGTTTTTCTTTTAGATTTCCTGTGTCAGCAGGTATTCCTCCTCCCGATCCATTAACTCTCCATGGCGCTGATTGAATAGCAACTCGCTTATATTCGCTCAAAGCTCTTTGCAAAAATATATTTCCCTCCGATTTTACTTCTGCTGGATACATACTTATTGCATGCCTTAATTGGTCAATTGTTATTTTTTTATTCATCTGATTTTTCAATTATTACCTCTTTATGTCCGTTATTTCCAATATTTCTATCGATAACAAATCTCACATCATATGTATTGCTACTTTCAATCAACCTATCTCCCTCTAGAATATCAGTAGCATAGCTACACCATACTGTAAATGCTTTGGAAAATCTAAATCCTAGGTCTTGCTGAAAATTCTTTGGAGTTCCTTGTTGTAAATGTCCGTTAAAAGATGACTCCTCAACCAATGCTGAACTTTCTCCGCTCCAACTCTGGCGGTAAATAGTTAATGAAGTTTTGTAAAATCTTTCAATCATAATTATATCTCAAATATCTTATAACTTTCTAATATTGACCTGACTCTATCTACATCCCCAAGGCTTCCCTTATCCGCATAACTAACTTGATATTCTCCAATCTTTTCACTTTTTATAGAGCCAGTATTTCCACCCCTATTTTCGTAATACATCCCTGATGCCAAAACTGTAGCGGCGAAACTTATATCATCAGGCACAGTAGCTGAATATCCCCATTTAGCAGTAATTCTATGATTGGCGTGTCCGCTAACAAATAATCTGTCCCTAAGCCCAATTTTTCTTATTGGTAATCCATCTGCGAGATGATTAATTGGCATAAGAAAATATCTAGTTAATGTGTCGTTTATAATTTCTGTAAAATTATCGCCCCAAATATCAACACCAACCTCAACCTTGGTCACACTTATACAATCGTCAATAGTAATATATTGTTTTCCATTCCCATTATATAATCTAGAACTTTCCTCTGCATCTGCCTTAAAGTTCCTCGTGGTAAATTCGTCAATATATTTTTGAGCAGCTAGAATAAACTCTAGCGCCGTTCCAGTAACAATAGTCACATCACCTAGATAGTTAGCAAGCTTCGCTTCGGTTGTATAAATTTTATTCTCCATTTTATTTTTTCTTAGTGTAGATCTTATTAGCTTTCATCTGACCTGTCCTCCATTGCTTAATTAATTTCCAGTCTTTGATATCTAGCTTCTCGCTAGTGATTACTTTCTTTCCTGTTTTTCTGTTCTGATAAATATTTTTATTCATATATTTTTTTTATTAAGAGTCACCATAGAGGGAACCGGGTAAATTCCCTCTAACTGAATCCTATTTAGTTTTTAGGATTAGACTGCAGCAGTTGTTAATTTAGTTACTGCTTTAGGAACGATTGCAATATAACCAACTTGATTAATCCATCTAACAGCTTCTCTGTCAGTTGTAATTAAGTTAATGTCGGCATTATTGGCTACATTCTTCACTGTTCCAGCGTTAAATCTATCAACATTTATTCCACCTCGGATACCACGAATAGTGGCTTTTTTCAAATCTCCGAAAAGAACAAATGATTTTTCAGCGGCGTCATCTCCGATTGCAGGCATAGATTCAACCAATGAGATTGGATATCCATCTATGTTAGCTGGGTCATTTCCACTTGGGGCTGTGTAAAGAAAAACTCCCTTACCATCACCAGCGGCAACTGAATCAGATCTAAGGTTTCTTATAACACTTAGAATAGATCGATGCATGTAATATTTAGCACCGGCAAGAGCTCCTTGAGGAGTTCCGTCTTGCATGCTTCTTAGATCACTAACTGAAACATCTCCAAAGGAAGTGCTTCCCGCTGCCATGTCAATATTATTAACATTTGCATTTGCTAATAGTCCAGTAAATGAACCATAAGTAGAAGTACCGTCACCAATGAAAAATGCTTCATCTTCGGCTTGCGCGAATCCCTCTGCTACTCTTTCACCTAAAAATGATACAAAATCAATTTCTTGTTCTTGTAGTAATTCTCTAGTAAGTGTAATTATAACAGCTAGTTTTTTTAGTTGAAGAGACTCTTGTCCCAAAACTGCCTGAGTAGATCGGATAGAACCAGCCTCATCAACCCAAAATACTGATACATCAGTAGCTAGGTTATTAGCTTTATACGCACTTTGCGTAAATGAAACTGTGGTAAATTCTCTAGCAGCCACACCATAGACAGTCATTAAATGACGAATTTCCGCTGACAAAACCTCATCTGTGATATAGCCAGTATAAGGAGATGCTTCTCCATCGGTTGTCATTTCTTTTCTAGCAGCCTCAAATTCTTTTGTATCGTTGTTCGATAGGATGGATATAATACCTTCCCTTAAGAATTTATTTACTGCCTTTCTTTTTACATCTTTCTTAGCTTCAGGAGAATAAGCTCCAACACCTTTTTCCATTTTTTGTTTGTGTTGGTCTAATATTTTCTGGACATCGCTAACAATATCATTCTTTATAGAGTTAGAAATTTCTTTCTTTTCTCCTGCAAAGATTTTTTTGATAGCTTTCTCAACTTCTTGTTCTACATCTTCCTCTTTAGGATCAGTCTCTGGCAAAGCCTCAACTTTTTCCACATCTTCAGCTGCTAGTTCTTGAGTGTCTGCATCTTGAGTTTTTAGTTCTTTTCTCAAAGAAACTTTTTCCTCTTCAGTTGCAAAACCCTTTGCTAACATTTTTTTCAACATTTTTAAAAAGTTCATATAGTTTATTATTTAATTTTTATTAATTGTCTTATTGCTCTGTTCACCATTTGCTTTCTCTTTTCTGCGTCGACCTCGCGCTGAGATAACCGCTGTATAACAGCAAGTGTTTCCTTTAATATTTCCTTTCTTCTTAAATCATTATTTTCAACTATCCTCTTGAGCGCCAAAAGTTTTAAATTCTTTTCTTTTGGAGCTTCAATATTTTCCTCAATTTTCTTTTCAATTTTCTTTATTTTTTTCTCAAATAATGCCTCCGCATTAGCAGGAACAGAAACTGCTGAATTCTCTAGCAATTCTGACTTTATTATCGCCCCAGTTTTTTCATCAAATTCCATAGGTATAAAACCAACTGAAGTAGCATTCAAAAATCCACCTAAAGCCATTTTATAAGCTAATAATCCTTTTGGATTATCCAACATAAATTCAATTTCACCCTTTAACTTTCCCTCAACTATTTTTATTTTCTTAACCTTTCCAATTATGTGTTCGATTGAATCATAATTGTGAGAGTCTAAAAATACGGGGTTCTTTTTAAAGTTTTTTAAGTCCCAGTTTTGCTCTACAACATCCATATGTCTATCTGTGTTAGATGTTGACATAATAACACTGAAAGAATTGTCTGAATCTTCTTTTTTAATATATTCAGTTTTAACACAGGCGCATAAACCAATGTGCTTTCCCTTAACTTTTTCCCAAAGCTCTTTTTGATTTTTTACCTTTAAATCAATTAATGATTTATTAGTAATTTGATAAAATTTCTTTTTCATATTGATTAATTAATTTATTTTTAAATAAAACATTGGCAATTTATCGTTTCTTTTGCTCCACCATCTGGATCACCCGGAAACATTAATCCATTACTAAATACTGATCCAAGCGGCCGCTCTTCTCCATCCATTGCTAAATGGTTATCTCTAACCCCACCTTTTATTCCCGGCGCCCAAACATAAATCTTGATAGGCATTGATGCCTGCGTATACCCTTGAAGTGTTCCATATTGAGTTACACCATGCACTTCAGTCCTTGCGATAACCTCAGCTCTTCCTTTTTCTATATTTCCATAAACATCTTTTATTCTTTCAATAAGTTTGGCTCGGCTTTCTCCTGAATCTAAACTTTCCTGAAATTCACTTTTTAATTTATCAAAAGTTGTATCATTTATTTGCTTAGAAAAAACTGATACCTTTTTATCTAACCAGCCGGCAATAGCTGGAGTCTCATAATATTCCCAATCAGATCCAGCAATCTCTTTTGAGTCCTTGGCTGATTCTTCAAGTAAAATACTTAAAATTGGTAAAATTGTCTCCTTGGCTATATTTATTTCTAGTGACCCCTGAAAAATATCTGCTAATAGCCCCTTTTTCTTAAATTGCTTCTCTCCTTGAAGTTTTTCAATCAATCTGGTACTTTGACCCCTAAAGTACTCTAGCATAGCACCTACCACCAATTTCTGGCGTCTGTCGAGGCGTTTAACCTGCAGTGAGTGATAAATAATACGATTATCCTTATCTCTTAGTGGATGATATAATTTCTTGATATTTTTTTTAATTTTAGTGGGTGCGGTTTCAGCCAAAACTTCTTTTCCTAGTGCGGTAAGATTAAATGGAATCATTATGTCGTTTCCATTTGCGATAGGAGAAAGACCCATCATTTCTCTTGCTTCATTTGGAGTTAGATAATAGTTTTTAATTCCATTCTCGGCATCCTTCCTTTTTTCTTCTTTATTTTCTGGCGTAACATCTACATGCCCGAGTTCTTGATTTTCTGGAACAAAATATTCATTTAAAGAATTAGCCAAAGCATTCTGCATTGGTTCTATTTCTTCATTTAAGAAAATTGTTATAGATGCTTCAGCGTTAGAAAAAGTCTGTCCGGATGTTAATCCAAGTAGTGAGTGAGGAACTCCGGTAAGAATAACAATATCATCTATTGTTAATTTTTTTGTTTCTAAATAAGCCAACTCTTGTGGGCTCATCGCTAATTTTTCATAACTAGCATCGCCAGCTAAAAATAATGGAAGGCCAACCTTACTCGCCATACCATATTCTTCCTGAAAGCCCTCTTTTAAAGCAGTTAATTGCTCTTTTGATAAGCTACCAGTTTTAAATTTAAAAACTCCCTCCACTCTTCCACCATTTTCTAAAATTTTTGATTGATATTCTTCAATTTGTGTCAGTGTTTCAATTTGCCTAATTCCCGATCTTAGCAAAGACTCTCCCCTTAATGGGTTAGCTGGATCAGGATTGTGAGAATAAATAATTTTCCCCCCGTCAATTGAATGATCTCCTTTATCTGTTTTATGATTAACGCTTATTAATTCTCCTGTATCTTCGTTAAAGTTAGGATGAACTCTATCAGGCCTCAAAAGATGCATTGAGGTAACTTTTGTTTTTCCGCCAACCTGTAACTCTGCATCGGTTAAAATATATGCCTCGCCATATATGTCTTTATATTTCTGCCATAGCGCCCAGAATTCTACCCCAGTAAAGGCAGGGCTAGGTTTTGAAAGTAATCCCATTATTGGGTCATTTTCTATTTCCTTTTCTCCTTGCTTTAGTGTAAATTTTATCTGGCCAACTTTCTTCGATCTAATATTCAAAGCCCTATTTACATAGAGAGATATCTCATAAGCATTTAAATAATCTTGCTTTGAGTGGTTTTTTTTATATTTTGAAAAAGGTAAAATAGAGAGGCTAGAAAATGGATTGTCTGCATCTATAAAGTTTTTTATTTTTAATCCTATTTTATGTCTTATTTGTTTTAGCATAAAAAAACCGATAATTAATACACTTAAAATGTATCTTCTATCGGTTTGTCCGTATGAAGTTTATATATATTATAATTATATACTAATTAATAAATTTGTCAATTAAATAATTTGTTTTTATTGTTTATTGCTGAATAAAATCACCTCTTGAGTTTCTTTAATAATAGCCTTAACTATCTTTCCACGATTAAAAGTATATTCAACAGTAACGCTTCCAAATTTTATACGCTCTGCCAATTCATTTAATTTTTGTATTATTTCTTTTGTCATAATTTTTTATCCAAAACCTATATAATCTTGTTTAAATTTGGCGATTTGGTTGTATCTAATACCATCGATAGAATGGTTAAACTCATCTATAGGCTCGTTAGTCGGCTCTTTGTTTCTATCTAGCGCCCATTTATACTGCTTTACTTCAGTATCTAGATTAATACTAGATTCAGTGTAACTAACATCTTTACTCAATAATAGGGTTACTCCCACACGGATACTATCTGCTCCCTTTGGTGCAGGTCGGACATCCCACCCATACTGCTTCAATTCCTCAATTGATTTTGGTTCGGCACTATCTGCCCAAATTATTTTATTTTTATCTACTCCCAGTTTCTCCATTTTTTCAGATAGCCGCTTATTTATCAATCCAGTTTCATATATCAATTCTCTGCAATAAATTTTGTCATTATGTTCCTTGATTGCAGTTAGCGAGGCTGGATCGCAATTATGGACAAGTACACCATTAGCGAAATATTCGTGGCAATCTTCGACTGTTAAATCAAATACTTCTTCTTTTTCTTTTTGTTGCTGTAAGGATACTCGCACATTTACCAGAACATGAGTTTCTTTTGTAATATGATGATGATATAAATTTTTTACCGCAATTTTCGCACATATATTCTTTTTTACTATCTCTTGTATTAAATCTCTTTCTACAATTTGCACCACAAAATTTTTGATGAACATTGGTAGGTATAATATCTTTACCACACTCAATACAATTTTTAATCCTTTCCTTAGCTGTTTCAATCCCTTTCTTTCTTCTTTTGACCCAGTTTTCTTTCGTATATCCGAACCTTGATCTAATATCATCCATTGCTTCCATGGTAATCGAACCAAGAGCATCTTTGTAATGAATTTTAATATGATCTGAAATAGATAGAGCGATAAGATTTTCTGCTTTATTATTGAGTGGATTTTTATCGATATGATGAATTGAAAAACCAACAGGAATTTTTCCAAAACTTTTCTCGTAAATATCCCTATGTAAAATCCTACTCTTTCCATTTTTTTTGAAATAGAAATAATTAGGGTGTTTTCCGTTTGGGTATCTATAATATATTCTTCCCTCAAAGGTTTCTTCAATTCGCATATAGTTTCTTCGTTTAATAGCTTATCAACTTCTTTCCACCCATTTATTGTATAAATACGATGATTTCCTGTTGCTATTATACGCTTTCCCAATCCAAAGTTAACACTATATACTTTTTTAAATCCTCTACTTCCTGACCATGTAACCTTTTTATAACCATTTCTAGTAAAAACTTTATCGCCTACTTTCACCTTATCCAGTCTTTTCTTTCCACTACTTGTTTCAATAATAGTATCTCCACTTAAACATGTAAATCCAAAATCAAGTCCATAATCTTCTGGATAGGGTAAGGCCTCATATTCAGAGTCGCTGATAATTTTCCAGTTTTTAAAAATCCTTCCACGCT